ACCTTGTAAACTCTATCTTCTTCGGTGGTGTCAACTTGGGCAAACAATTTATTTTTTAATCCTGCGGAGTTAGTACCGTCACTGTTAACACTAAAACTTTTTGATTCAATACCACCCAAGGAACCAGGACTCCATACATAAGCGTTAATTTGACCAGAAATTGTTGACCTTGAAATAACTTTTCCATCTTCGTCAATACTGCCATTATTAAATCGACTTGTATGTGTTGATTCAGTTAATACTCGAATATAATCTCCAGCTACTAATCCAAATACAGAACTTGGTGGGGTCTGAAAAACAATTCCATGATCAACTTCTTTTCTTATTGACAAAGCAATAGCAGCAAATAATTTTGCATGTGCTTCACTCGTACACCAATTACTTAAATCAAATACTTCTTCTGGCAATTGTTCAGCGGCTGGGAAAAAACTTGAATCACTTTGTCCAGTTGGGTTGTAAGCGTATGTTTTCGCTATGTTCTCTGGAAAACCAGCAGTTTTTGTAACAGGGTTGATTTTATCCTCTCTATGAATAACAGTTGCTTTAAACATTTTTCTTTCTTCTGGAGTTAAAAAAGTAATTTTTATATCTTTCATGTTTCCATCAGTAAATAAAGCTTTTATATCAATACCTGAATTAATCCCTGCCTCATAATTAATTGTATAGTCACCATTTATAGGAAAACTTGGTCTTAAACTAAAACGACCACCTAAAATAGAAAAATCTAAGAAGTTGTAACCAGCATGTTCAAAAATAAATTCTCTTAAATTAAATTTACGATCAATAACACCATTCCAGAAGAAACCATTAGCCCTGCAATACCTAGCCCCTTCAATCATGCTTGCACGATCAACACCATCATGTCCGACAATATCCCCAGCCCCATAAGCTGTATTGGTTAATAAGTCATGCACTATTTCTACAAAATTATCAGTAGAAGCTATGTGCGAATTTCTAGTTAAATAACCAGTTCCAGAATTAGGATTTGAATCAGGTATTAAACGATCAACCCTTATTCCTTCTTGAATAAAAGCAGAAAGAGAATTAAAACTATTTAACGAACCTGTTGCTCCTATTCTTATTCCTGCAATCGCAAGATGTTCATAATTTATTTGTGGATTACTACTTGTACCTTCATGTTTGATTTCGTTTATATAAGAAATCTCATGTTCCGAACCGTTTTCATGGCTTGATGCTTCTGCATCGAATAAGAAATAATCAGCTATTGCATTGTTATTGTTATGAGCAATTGTTTGCCAATAATTTGTATAAAAACCAGCAGTTCCATCAGATTCCCAATCAGAGTGTTCATCCACATCAGGAACAAAACTAGGTCTTTCTTTTCCTGTAACTGTTAAAGTTACGGTTGGAGATTCATTATTAATAGTGACTGTATCGCCATTAAAATAACCATCACCTGAAGCAAAAAGTGAAAATTCTTTATATGTACTAACACCATCTGTTTTGGTTTTTACTTGCACTTGCATCCCACTACCTACTCCTTTTGTAGTAGTTGTTGATCTAACAACAGGAGTACTTTCGGTGGCGGGTGGTCGATCAGCTTCTTGCAACGAAACAGCATAAACATTATGTCCTGCTGAGTTTGTATATCTCCAATCTTCTTTTCCTTCTAAAATAGAAGGATTCTTAGCAACTTTGAACCTATGCCATCTACCTGTGGGAACTCCATTAGAATATTCTTCTCTTGGCTCAGACCAATGATTATTTTCCATTGGGACAACTCCTGCTGGCATGGTAAATACCAAACCATTAGGAAGTAATGTTCCTCCAAAAATAATATGCCATGTCCATATTTCACTTGTACTTTTAATAGCGACTGCTGCTATTCCGTGATAAGGACTAAAATAAGAGTTCATCCCATCAGCAGGGACACCTTTTAAATTTCGTTGAGTAACATTTGTCCATTGTTGATAAGCATTACCAGGGCCAGTTCCTATATAACTTGTTCTATTATCAGGTTGGAAAATCTTATGAGATGAAGAGTAAACAGGTGGTGTGAATACAGGATTGCCATAAGAAGGAGGCGTGAAATTATTAACAGGCCCACCTGTAACTTCTTCTCCAGTATCAGGATCTACATAAGGTAATTCAGCACCTAATCCTCCTCTTAACCATTCAGGATTATTTGTAAAATTACTACCTTCATCTATCTCTCCAGAAAGAGGTAATTGTCCTTCTCCAGCATGATATGAAATAGTTAATCCTAAACTATGATTAGAATGAGATCTTAATCTTTCTGCGTAACCTAAAACATGAACTACACGATCAGCATAATGATTTAAAACTACATTCCCTGCAACAGGTAAGAACCTAAATTCATATTTACTAGGAACATGATGATTGATAAAAATAGCATTATATTGTGCGGTTGGAGAAGAACCTTGAACGCATAAAATTTTTGGACTTATATCTACAAAATCATTTCCTGAATCCATTTTCTTTGCTTGTACTTTAAAAAAACTAACTCGTCTAACATATTTACTTACACTTCCTAATTGAATAGAACCGTTTTGTTTTTCATAAGAGCCAATACGCTCTTGAGAAGGCATTTCATTAACATTAGGGAAACCATTTATTTGCCTCCAAACTGTACTTTTAATTCCAATTTCAGTAACATCAGTTTCTCTTGCATTAGCACAAGTAGCTAACTCAACTTTTTGAACAATTAAAGATTCGTATGGTAATGCTGTCTCATCTGTATTTCTAAATTCTAAATAGCCAGGCTCATCAGATTCAAATTTAATGGCTTTTTGAAAGCCATCATTACCTCCAACCCATAGATTTCCATTATCTTCTTCGGTTGCTGTCATTAAAGTAGAGCCAACCATATATTGCTCACCAATTTTTATTGCATCATCAACAGATTCTCTAACAGTATCAGCATTTGATTTTGCATCTTGAGAACCCCACGGTGAAAATTTATTCCATTTCTTTTTGGGATCTACATCTGTAATAGAAGAATCAATCCATGCAGATTCGTTTGTTGAGTGATAAATACGATAATTGACCCAGACATTTCCTGTTTGATTAGGATTTAAAATAACTCTATTTCCCACTGATGAAAAAGTTGGAGATTCTGCACGATTTGTTATACCTACATATCTAGGATATTTATGTACCAATTTACCCATTTTAATTCTTAAATCTTTTTTTACACCATCATCTGCATCTCTTAAAAGTAATATTAATTCCCAATTTAATTTATAAGCATTACCATTTGGCATAGGTGAAGACAAGCCAAATTTAGAACCTGACGCAGGGGTTTTAGTACTTGAAAAGCTTGGCCTATAATCAAAATTACCATCTCCACCACTATAACTCTCAGCAAAAACTTTTACTTTAAAAGGATCAACATCATCATATTCTCTATATCTTCTTGCTCCATAATTGTTTGTATTTTTAGATTTACCTTCTGGATACTGATCATGTGATGATGATGGGGTTTGTGCATCTGCAACTCCTTGTAATCTATTATTAGATCTATTACCTCTTGAAAAAAATAATTTTTGTTTTGTTAAAGGTAAATCAGCTAAAAAAGTTTCACCTAAAGCAAATGAATTAAATTGTGGTTTTGCTCCTATTTCACCATTAGAAAATAAACAAATAGCATTAATAACTTGACCATACTGAGCAGTTCTTAGTTGTGACCAAAGAAGTTGACTAGAAACTCTTACACCTTGTCTTGCATAAACCAAAGGTATAAACGAACCTAATGACGCTAGATCTTGTAAAGACTCAAAACCACTTGTAGGGTTAAAACGACTTCTACCTTGAACTCCTCCTATCTCTAATCTAGGGCCAGCACTTTGTTCTTTAGGCTTTGGTGTCAGCAAATAAGATGCTGCCATTATTGCAAGCGTGGCAGCTATTTTGCCCCAAAGAATTGTATAGCCAACAGTAGTAGGAACAAAATGAGCGAACCCCATTGCTATCAAAGCACTGGGCATACATACGATTTCTGCGTCTACAGGTTCAGCTTCAATTAAATCTAAAAATTCAAAATACTCTTTATCAGTTATGCCTAAAGATTCACATAGCTCTACTTCGTAGGGTAATAAAGTTCTAAAACCTCCAATCCTCCTATGGGACTCCATCGAACCGTCTTGTCTGCGAATGATAGCCAACCGCCTTTCCAATAAACAGCTAAAGCGTAGCCTTTTTCTGCTTTACAGAGAGCTACAACTCCAATATTAGCGGTTGTTGTAAGCGTTCCCCACTTTTTAAGCTCATCACGAAATACCTCATAATCTTTTTTTCTTAAACGTCTGTACCAATCACGGTTTTGAAAAGGAAAATCTATTCCATAATTTCTAATAACTTGTCCAGCTAAAGAAGCACAATCAGCAGCTTTATGTTGATCAGGATTAGCCCCTAAACGATAAGGCAATCCCAGCAATAAAGCAGTTCTCAATTTGTAGCTATTCGACCAGTAACAGGTAAATGTCCAACCAAACTACTTGTTAAAAAACGACCAATATTACCTCCAATAGCATCTATGGATGAACTAAGCATGACCTCAATAGTTGCATTGTCGTACCCCATTGAAGTTATTTTCCAAGTATCACTAGCCAAAGTTGTTTTTACTGAAGAGAAAGTTGCATCAGTCATCTGACAAGTAGAAACTCTTACACTCCAACCTTTGTTTACAGCTTCTGAGGCATAACTCATTGATAATTTATTTGCACCAACCGAGCCTTCTCTATCATTACTTTCATTAGCCAATACAAGTGCAGATTCAAGATTGTTACCATCTTTACTTCTAGTTGCACCTTGATAAATAAAAGAAAGAAAGTAAAATCTTGCTCCATTAAAAGTTATACCAGTAGAACTTGGTTCACTATTTTGAAAACGATGTTGAATAGCACCAGCAATATTTCCTGAAGCAGGCACTAATTTTGGATCATAGATTTCTATGAAAATAACTAATGGAACTACACTCATCTAATTCCTATCCTTGACCTAGAAGAACGATTGTTTTGCAATGACATCATTGTTGATGTCTCACCCATTGCCGCACCTTTGTTTGCAGCAGCATTAATAATGCCACCTACAGCAGATCTTGGTACATATTCATCACCGTTAAAGTTTAATGTTGGCCCTGTGTAATTCACAGTAGTTGTTGTTGCTCGATTACCACCTTGCATTGCAACCCCAAGTTTTCCACCTTTTCCTCTTTGCAGCGGTAATATTGCCTCTGGCCCCGCTTCTCCCATCACGCCTAACTTAGAACCGCCATACTTAAACATAGTTGGCTTATTAACTACACCACCTTTGGCATAAGGAACAATATTGTTGCTTGCAAAAGCATTTCCATCTTTACTCCATAAACCTGTAAACATTGCAAACAAAGGTTTGGTGATTGATTGCCTAATAATTAAACGAGTTAAGTCATGCAAAATACTGGTTACTAAGTCTTTAAATGCGAGTTTTCCTGTCGTTACAAAAGTAAAGATTGCATCTTCCATCTTCTTAAAGCCATTAATTGCTACGTTTTGAAGTGCTTCATCAAAATTTGCCAACTCTTCAGTAAATTTCTCAAATGGTGATTTTGCATCCTCTCCACCTGCCCCTTCAAGAAGAGAATCAAAATCTTCTTTCAATTTTTCGAAATCTACACCAGTACCATTTTGAGCCTTTCTATACTCTTCTATTGCTTCAGTTAAAGCATCATATTTTGCTTGTAATTTTTCAATTGCCGCTGCTCTGTCTTCTTCATCTCGATATTTAAAAGCTGTACTTGTTTCTATTCTTCTCATTTCTTTCTGAAGTCTAAGTCTTTCTTTAAATGCCTTAGTTACATCATCTTCCGTAGCACTACCAGAATTTAATTTTGCCATCAATCTATCATTTGCTGTGGCAAGCCTATAAGTCCATATCGTAGCCGCAGTCAGACCAGCAGCCAAAGCAATATAAGGATTTGCATAAGCTGCGAGATTAGCTTTTACCTGAGCAAGTGTTAATGCTTTTAATCCAACTATAAATTTAACAATCTGTGAAATTACTAGCTTTAAATCCCATGCGACTAAAGCAATCTTAAATTTCAACGCTGAAATAGCCGCTGCTGCCATTGCACCTCCAACTACTGCTGTAACAGATGCAAACTCATGGAAATTATCAATAACAAATTTTACTGTTGCTGATAAAGCTCCGAAAACTTTAGCTGCAATATTGCCAACAAAGGTAAGTGCTGGAACTAATGAAGTAAGTAGCTCTGCACCAATAATTTGGAATTGCGCTCCAACATCTTTCAACTGACCACCAACTGCAATCTTCATCTTATTCATTGCAATTTGCGCTCTTGCACCTGCCTCTTCATTTGACTCTGCAATCTTCCTTGCTAATGGTTCATATTCTTTTCCTAAGCTTGTAATAAACTTACTTAACATGTCTAATCCTACCGTTCCATCTTTAAGATTTTTCTGTAATTCTTGCGTAGAAATATTATTTGCTTTAGCAAACTTTGTTACTGCCGCTGGAAATCTTTCACCCAATTGTCCACTTAATTCCTCCGCAGATACCTTGCCCTTACTGAAGATTTGCACCATTGCAGTGATCGCAGATTTAACATCATCTGCACTACCAGCAGTACCTTTAATTGCAACTGTTGTATTTAAAAATGCTTCGGCTGCGTTATGAATATTTCCACCAGCACCTAAAACAGCAGCACTCAATCTTGTCATTCCTCGTATCGCTACTTCTTGAGGTACGTTGTATTCTTCAACTGCTTTTGTAATAGCAGCTTGTGCTACTGCTTCATTTTCTTTTGTCTTAGTTATTCCTCTTAATGCAATGTTTGCCTTCTCAATTTGTGAGGCATATTCAGTAGAACCGCCAACCGCTTGAGAAATTGGTGTCAGCACTTGACTGGCAACAAGACCACCAGTAATTGCACCGCTTGCCATATCACCACCAGGCCGTAATGCTTCAAAACCAGCACCTAATCCAGCACCTAAGAAACCAGCAGGGCCGCCAACGAAACCAGCACCTAATATTGACTGTCCTGTTCGTCTTAAGTTTGCACCGCTGAATTTGTTATTACTTAATCGAAGAAGAGCTTTATCTGTTTGTGCAATAGCCTTAGTGACTTGTTGAAATTTTTTGCTTGTAGGATCTAAAGTATTTCTTATCTCTTCAAACTTTGAGCGAGTTTTTGTAAGTGTATTGATGTTTGATTTACCAGTAATATTTATTTTCTTCTGTTGTTCTACAAACTCTTCTAAGCTTTGAACCGTCTGCATTGCACCACTTTCTATTCCTGGTGGTAATGCAAAACTTTGTCCTCTACCAATCATGTTTCCAGTAGAAGGATCTCTATAAACTTGTCCTCTTCCTCTTGTCCTTCTGTCTGTCCTAAAACCTTTTCTTTCAACCTTTATAGTTTCTTTGGTGGCTGCTGCTAATTCTTTCTCAAGCTTTGTTTTTTGTTTTGCAACAGTATTATATTCCTCGCTGCCATGAGTTAGATGCTCTAACTGATCTTCTAGTTTTGCTATCTCTGTTCTATAACTAGCAGTTGTTGGCAAGATGTTTTTATAAGGGTCTTTCGTAAAAGGCTCTCCTGCGGCCTGACTGATTCTTTTTGCTGCTGGGACGGCTGGTGGAATAACTACATCCTGTAAAGCCTTTCCTAAATCTTCACTTGTATAACCTAAATAAGTATGAGCAAAGTTTTTAAAAAACTTTTCCCAGTAACCTTTACTTGCATATTCACGCTTATATTGACCGACATCCCACGGCCCTTGCATTGCTAAGGGGGAAGGAGATTCTCTGGTTATTGAATATGCTGATTGTCCTGCTGCTCTTCTTTGATCTATCTCTCCTCTAACTTGCGACATTGCATTTTTATTCCTAACAATGTTGCTTGAAGCAACTTGAGCATCATTGAAAACTCTTGTTGTTTCAATTAAACGACTTAAAAGCTCTCTATATGTCTTAGTACCTACATTTAACTCTTTCATAGACTCCGCAAAGGAGTTTACTCTTTGATCAAAAATATCCCCTCTTTTTACAAAAGGTCTTTTATCAAGAAGATCTTCTTTGCTTAATAATTGCCCTCTATTAACTCTTTTATCATCCCACCTCCTTCCAGCTTCATCTCTGTCAATCAACCCAGCAGCCGCAGCAGCAGATTGTTGAGCTATCTTTTCTGTATTATTTAAAGTTAATAATTGAGTGTTTAAATTAATAATATCTCTTGATAAAGATTTATACGCTTTACCTCCAATTGTCGCTGATTGTTTTAACTTATCTAACGCAACTATTTGGCCTCTAATTGCAGTTACACTATTTCTATTTGAATTAGCAAAATCTTTTACTGACTTAGCTGCTTTTAAAAATTCTTTATCAGTCCTATCAGCTAATTTTGCAATTTGTTTAAGACCTTTACCTAGCTCTTGAACTTCTTCAAACCCTTTAATGCCTGTTTCAAGGATCAGTTTTCCAACTTGTCCAGCCATTACTTAGAGTCCTTGTTAATTTCTTTTAATGCTGCTGCCTCCATAACCTTTAGGTCTTCAAGCATCGCAACACGGTTCTCTACATTGTATAGCTCAAACAAACCTCCTGCACCTAATAAAACTTCATATTTCAAGCCAACAAAACCACTCATGGAAACATTCCATTGAGTTTGCATCCTTAAAAACATTAATACTGTTTCCCAGTTCTGTTCCCACACAACGCATCCTTTCTCTTTCTCTTTAGGTTTCTCAGGTAGTTTGATCCCAAATATTTTAGCATCTTCGTCTACCTGTTCATCTGATTCGCTGCCACCCGAAACCCAATAAAGAGCAGCATCAGTTAGTTTTTTTCGTCAGCCGTTGCGTAGAAAGTTTGAAATGCTTTTACTACTCCTTGAACAAAATCAACATCTTCTGAAAAATCTTTCAAATTTTTTTGAGTAAAAAGAATTTCTTTGTCATCCTCATCTTTTATATCTGACCAGCCAACAATAATCGATTTTAAAGCCTCATAATCTTCCTTTTCTTGAAAATCATTTAACTCTTTTTTGGCTAATCGCTTAAATCGAATCGTAAATTTATGAGTTTCAAATTCACCAATAATTTCCTCTGATGGCTTTCTAATTTCAACAGGCCAAGGATAAGCAGATACTTTTTTTCTAATAAAACTCATTTGATAAGAAATAGAGATACCTTGCTACTTTAACCATAAAAAAAGGAG